CTATTGGATGTACTTCTAAAGATGAAGTTATAAAGAAATTATATGTTCAATGGACTAAGAGAATGAGAGATGAAGTTGGGGTAAAACTTCAATGTGTTGTATATAGATATCCTGCTGATTATGAAGGAGTAATAAATCTACAAAATAAAGTTAAAGATGAAGGTGCTCCAGAACAATCATTAGTTTATTGGTTAACAGGTGCTGAAGCAAGTTGTGAAGTTAATGCAACTTTAACAAATACAAAATATGATGGAGATTTTATAGTTGATACTAAGTTTACTCAATCTGAATTAATAAATGGAATAAAAGCAGGACAATTATTATTTCATAACAATGTTGGAGAACCATATGTGTTGACTGATATAAATAGTTATACATCAATAACTATTTATAAAAATGATGATTTCCAATCAAATCAAACTATAAGAATTTTAGATCAAATAGGAAATGATATCGCTTTAATGTTTAACAGAAAACATTCTGGAAAGAGCAGAAATAATAATCCTGGAAGAGAAGGATTATGGAAAGACATAGTTGCACATCATCAAGAACTTGAAAGAATAGAAGCACTTGAAGATTTTGATCCTAAAAAAGTTAAAGTTGAGAAAGGTTTAACTAAAAAATCAGTAGTTGTTACGGATCCAGTTAATCCTGTAAATTGTATGGAAATTCTTTATATGACAGTTATTGTTCAATAGGAGGTAGATAGAGAATGGCAGATATGATAACAATGAATGCTAAAGATGCTGTATCAGGTAGCTTAGGAGAATGCTATGTTACATTAGAAGGAAAAAGATATAATTTAATGACAGCAATTAAATTTGAAGCAAGTTACGAAAAAACAAAAACTGAAGTACCTATTTTAGGTAAAGTAAGTAAAGGAAATAAATCTGTTGGTGGTAAAGGTAGTGGAACTATGACAGTTCACTATAATGCTCCAATTTTCAGAGAATTATTGGAAAAGTATCAAAATACTGGTGAAGATATTTTCTTTGAAATAGAAGTTTCTAATGAAGATCCTACTTCAAAAGCTGGTAGACAAACTATCCTTTACCAAGGTTGCAATACTGATGGTGGAATATTATCTAAATTTGATGCTGGAGCAGAATATTTAGATGAAGAAATAAAGTTTACTTTTGAGAAATTTATAGTTAAGAATCCATTTAATATTTTAGATGGAATGATATAAGGAGTGATGAAAAATGACAAAAATGGAAGTATTCTTAAAACAAAATGCAGTACAAAAAGAAAATAAAAAAGTAGCAGTTTCTGAAAGATTTAAAGATGAAGATGGGAAAGTTGTTGAATGGGAAATAAGACCTTTAACAGCACAGGAAGACCAAATTTTAAGAGAAGCTAATACTGAAATTAAAGAATTAAAAGGAAAAAAAGGACAATTATTCCCTCAGCTAGATTCTAATAAGTATTCTTCTATGCTAATTGCTGCTTGTGTTGTCTTTCCAGATTTACAAAATCAAGAATTACAGGACAGCTATGGAGTAAAAAACAAGCCTGACTTATTGACAGCTATGTTACTTCCAGGAGAGTTTCAAGACTTATTTTCAGAAGTTCAAAAAATCAATGGATTTAAAACACTTGAAGATTTAACTGAAGAAGCAAAAAACTAATAAATGGGGGCGATAGTGAGGCTAATATCCTTTACTATTGCCTCCACAAGTTTCATATATTGCCTAGTGAATTTTTGAGTCTACCAAAGGAAGAACAAGCATTTATAATGGCAAGTATTCAGATAAGAATTCAAGCTGAAAAAGAAGCTAGTAAGAAATAATGGAGGTGGATTAATGTCAACGATACAAGGTTCTATAATGCTTATGGATGCAATGTCCACTCCTTTAAATAATATCGTTGGTGCTATAAATACAACTATTACTGCTTTACAAAATGTTAACAATATAGATGTTAGTATTGATACAAGTAGATTAGCAAGTGCACAAACTATGATAGTACAAGCTGGAGCACAATTAAGTGAAATAGAAAGAAATATTCAATTAGGGATTCAAAATAATACAGCTGAGCAGAATAATTTTAATAAATCTCTAAATCAAGGAGTAAGTAAGGCTGATTCGTTATTTTCAAAGATAAAAAGTTTTATAGGTCTTTATGCTGGAATCCAATCTGTAAAAATAGGATTAGATGTTTCAGATAATATTTCTCAAACAACAGCAAGATTAAATATGATAAATGATGGAAAACAAACAACAGATCAACTACAACAAGCTATATTTCAATCTGCTCAAAATTCAAGAGCAAGTTTCTTAGATACAGCAAGTGTAGTTTCTAAATTAGGTATATTAGCACCACAAGCATTTAATAGCAATATGGAGACTGTAAAATTCTCTGAATTAATGGCTAAATCTTTTAAAGTTGGAGGGGCAACAACTTCCGAGCAAACATCAGGAATGCATCAATTAACTCAAGCTATGGCTTCTGGAAGATTACAAGGAGATGAATTTAATAGTATTACAGAAAATGCTCCTTTATTAGCTCAAGCTATTAGTAAATATACTGGAAAGTCTATGGGAGAATTGAAAGATATGAGTAAAGAGGGATTAATTACATCTGATGTAATAAAGAATGCAGTATTTGCAATGTCAGATGAAATTAATACTAAATTTAATTCAATTCCACAAACTTTTGGAGATGTAGTTAATAAAATTAAAAATAATGCTGTTAATTCTTTTATGAGTATTAGTAGTACGATGAGCGGTATTTTTAATAGTGAAAGGTTTCAAGGTTTTATAGATGGAGTTTCATCTTTCATAAATAAGACATTTATAATGATAAATTGGCTTATAAAAGGTATATCTATGGTGGGAACTGTCCTCTATGAGATATGGGGACCTATTCAACCTATATTAGTTACTGTTTTAGGATTACTAACAACATATAAGTTAATTATGGGATTTATAGCAGTAAAAACAGCTATTGCATCAGGTATTGCTACTATTTACAATTTGGCACTTCTTGCAAAACAAACAATGTTAGGAGCAGTTAGTGTAGCCTTAGCAAAAGCTACTGCTGCACAAACAGGACTTAATCTAGCTATTTTAACCTGTCCAATTACTTGGATTATAGCTGGAGTTGCTTTAGTTATTGCAGCTATATATGGTGTTGTGGCAGTATTTAATAAAATTACAGGTAAAGCATATTCTGCAACAGGTCTTATTGTCGGAGTGTTCTATTGGATGGGAGGAATGATTTATAATATAATTGCTGCTGCTTGGAATAAATTAGCACAAACTTTTGTGTCTATTTATAACTTGGGAGTTAGTATAGCTGAATTTTTTGCTAATGTTTTTAAACATCCTATTCGTGCTGTAGCGCATCTATTTGCAAATTTTATAAACTTTTTAATAGATAAAGTTAAGTTTTTAGGTTCAATAATAGATACTATATGTGGAACTAATGTTGTTGGAAGATTAGAAACTGTACAAACTGCTATTGGTGACTGGGTAAATGAAAAAGTTGGTGGGAATGAAATAACCTTGAAAAGAATGGATGCAACTCAAGTTATGATGGATAGAGTAGGCTTGAAAGATATGTACAATAAAGGGTATGAAAAAGGTGCTAATTTTAGTTTATTTGGTAAAAATGCTGAAACTGGAATAGATACTAATACAGAATTTGGTAATTCTACTAATCCTGAAGTAGCGAAGTCTAATGATTTATTAAAAAATATAGATAAAAACACTAAGAAAACTGGAGATATGTTGGATTTATCACATGATGAAATTAGTTATTTGAGAGATTTAGCAGAAAGAGAGGCTATAAATAGATTTACAACAGCAGAAGTAAAAGTTGATGTTGGTGGAATAACTCAACATGTCTCTAGTGCACTTGATTTAGATGATATTGTAGATTATATGACTAATAGAATGGAAGAAAGCATAGCAATAGCAGCGGAGGGAAGTTATGAATAATTTTATGATAGATAAAGGATACATTTTTTATTTAGATGGAATATTGGTTCCTATTACTCCTTCTTCCATTACAACTAAAATTAATAATAAAAATAAGGTTATAACACTTATTAATGATGGAGATTTTAATATTCTAAAAGAAGAAGGTTTGAAAGAATTTACATTTGATATGTGTTTGCCTGCATATAAGTACCCTTTTGCAAGAGGGGTACTTTTACCTATCAATTATTATCTAAATATGCTAAGTTTCTTAAAAAATTCAAAGAAACCTTTCAGATTTATAGTTATTAGAGAAGGAGCAATTGGAAGCTCAGGATACAATACAACTATGTTAGTATCTCTTGAAAATTATGAAATAAAAGAAGAAGCTGGGAATGGTAGAGATGTTGTTGTATCAGTGACTTTAAAAGAATACAAGAATGTCAAAAGCACTCTTTTTAAATATATTGATATTGGAGCTCAAGCAATAGGGACAGCTTTATCTGTAGCTACTTTCATATCTACAAAAACTAGAGATAGTTCATCAAAAAAATCTCAAAGAACCTATAAAGTTAAAGAAGGAGATACACTTTATATCATTGCAAAAAAAGAATTAGGTGATGCAAATAAATGTAATTTTTTAAAAGAATTGAATAAATTAAATTCTATACATGATATAAGAGTTGGGCAGGTGATAAGACTTGAATAGAGATTTAGATTTGACAATAAAAACTCAAAAAGGTCCAGTTGCACCTGCCGTTCTTGACGGTGCTTGTTGGGATACTGAAAGAAAAGGAACTCCTGGGAAATTTACTTTTAAATGTATTTTTGATGAATTAAATCAATTTGAAGAAGGAGATTTAGTAACAGTAAAATATAAGAATGAAGAAGTTTTTTATGGATTTGTATTTACTATTTCAAGAGATAGAGACAAAATTTTATCAGTAACGGCTTATGACCAGTTGAGATATTTAAAAAATAAGGATATATTTTATTATAAGAATAGAAAAGCATCTGATGTTTTAAAAATGATATGTAATAAATTTAGATTAAGTTATGGAGAAATAGAAGATACTCAATATGTTATCGGTGAAAGATTGGAAGATAATGTTGCTTTATTTGATGTTATTTTAACTGCTCTAAATCTAACACTACAGAATACAAAAAGATTATATGTTATTTATGATGATTTTGGAAAAATAACTTTGAAAGATGTTGAAAGTTTAAAATTGAATGAAGGTATATTTATAGATGAAACTATATCAGAAAATTTTTCTTATAGTTCATCTATAGATAAAACATATAATAAGATAAAATTAACTAGAGAAAATAAAGAAAAGGGAGTAAGAGAAATATTTTTATCTCCTAACACAGAAGCAGAAATAAAAAATCATACATATGAGAAATGGGGAATTTTACAATACTATGATAGAGTAGATGAAAAAGAAAATCCACAGGTAAAAGCTGATTCACTACTAAAGCTTTATAATAGAAAATTTAAAAGTTTATCTATTAAGAATGTCTTTGGTAATGTAAAAGTTAGAGCTGGAGTAAGTATAGTTGTAAAATTAGACTTAGGAGACATTAAGGTTAGTAATTATATGCTTGTTGAAAGTGTAAAGCATACTTTTAATAAGGATGAACATTTTATGGATTTAAAATTGAGAGGAGCTGATATTGAATGATAGAAGCAATTAAAAAAATAGTTTCTAATATGTTAGAAAATTCAAAACTATCTAAACTAGAATTTGGTACAGTTGAAAGTGTTTCACCTATTAAAATAAGAATAGATCAAAAAAAAGTTATAAATGCTAGTCAATTAATGTTGTCTCATTTAGTAAGAGATTATTATGTGGATATTACAGTTCAACACAGCACTGATAGTATTTATGGATCTTGGGATACATCTCATAATCATCCTGGAGCAGGGAAAAATGTTATTCCAATAGACCATGAACACGAATATAAAGGTCGTAAAAAAATTATGATGCACTATTCACTGAAAAAAGGAGAAAAAGTTGTATTAATAAGACAAGATGGAGGACAACTCTATTATATTTTAGATAGAATAGATGATCCTATTGTTGAAGGAGAGTGGATATAATGCTACCAGTTAGAAATGATAGAGTTGAAATAAAATCAGAAGTGGAAGCTATTCCAACTAAAACTTATAAAATGGCTATCTTTGGAAACAAAATTACAGGTAAAACAGATGGACAAGAAGCTATGAAACAAGCTATTTATAAAATCTTAAATACTGAGAGATATCAATATCCAATTTATAGTTGGAACTATGGGATTGAATTAAAGGACTTGTTTGGAAAATCTAAAAGTTATTGTAAAGTTGAATTAGTATCAAGAGTATCAGAGGCTTTATTGCAAGATGAAAGAATTATTGCTGTAGAGTCTTTTTTATTTGATGATACAAAGAAAAGAGAAAGTTTAGCAATGACTTTTACAGCAAAAACAATTTTTGGAGATATTGAAATAGCTAAGGAGGTTAAAGTAGCAAATGTTCGAGGATAAGAATTATGAAAATTTATTGAATGATAAATTAAGTAGGGTTCGTAAAGATATTGATACTCGCGAAGGGTCAGTAGTATTTGATGCTACAGCAGGAAACTCTTTAGAAGAAGCTCAAATGTATTTAACAATTGCTGAATATTATCAACAAACTTTTGGAGATACAGCAAGTAGAGAGTTTTTAATAAGGAGAGCAGCAGAAAGAGGAATAAAACCAAAAGCTGCAAGTGTTGGAGTATATAAAGGTATCTTTAATATGGATATTCCTATTGGAAGTAGATTTTCTTTAGATATCTACAATTATATCGTTATAAAAAAATTACCTACTGGAACATTTGAATATATGTTAGAGTGTGAAACTTATGGAGAAGAACCTAATGGTTCAGTAGGAGATTTAGTCCCAATAGATTATATTCCTGGATTGACTTTAGCCAAAATAGCAGAGATGCTTATTCCTGGTGAAGATGAAGAAGAAACTGAAAGTATAAGGCAAAGATACTTAGATAGTTTTAATCTACAGGCTTATGGTGGAAATATAAAAGACTATGAAGAAAAAACTATGGCACAAGCTGGGGTAGGTGTAGTTAAAGTAACTCCTGTTTGGAAAGGTGGAGGAACAGTAAGAGTAACTATTTTAGATAGTGAATTTAACATAGCTTCTACACCTTTAATTTCTAAAATTCAAGAAGTGTTAGACCCAACTAAAGACCAAACAGGGAAAGGATTAGCTCCAATAGGGCATATAGTTACAGTTGATACTCCAGCACAAGAAAAAATTTATATTGCTACGAAATTAACTTTAAAAGATTTATCTGTTACTAATATAAAAGCTGATATTGATAAAGTTTTAAAAGCATATCTTTTAGAATTGAGGAAACAATTCAAAGAATCAGAAAAGATAGTTGTAAGAACATCAATAATAGAATCAAGAATTTTAGCATTGAATTCTAATATTATAGATATTCAAGAAACTAAAATAAATGGGTATACTCAAAACTTTACATTAGACTCTTTTAAAGTTCCAGTGTGGGGAGATGGAAATTATGTCCAACTTTAAAGATGTTAACCTATATGATAATTTACCTGATTTTATGCAGCAATATAAAGAAATACAAGCTATTTTTAATATTGAAAATGTAGATTTAACAAAACTTTGGAATGAAATTAGAAGAAGTTTTAATAATGGTTTTATATTTTCTACAGATGTTTTAGGA